TTGAGACAAGATTATTACTGAACAAACGAACGCGTAAAAAATAATGGCTATATCAATAGAAGACCAGCCCTATACATGGGCACCGCGAGGTCAAAAGTTAATGATAATTGCATCGAGTACCGAAACAGGGCAGAATGGTTTTCGCTATGGTGTGACCATTAATAACGCAACAACGGGCCAATCGTTTGACTTTTATTTTACACCTTCACCCGATGGTCGTATGTATTTCGATATGCAGCCATTGATACAGCTGTGGAATAAGGAAGAAAAATACATGCATAGCCTTGGCTTATATACCTCTTATGATGATAGCACTAATGCGCTGAATGAAATTACTTTTTCAATATCGGAATGGTGGTTAGTCGCAGGAGCGCTTACTTTAAATGAAGGAAGTGCTGTAAGTGGTGATGCCATAGCAGTGGTGAATGGGTACTATCAAGTGAGTGATGGATACAAAGTATTTGCTGATACACCCGTATATACCAAAGGTTATTCGCTTTCAAATTCTACTGCACGGGCAATGAGCGATAGACTGCCATCTACACACATCAATAAGTACATTGCTGGGCCTGATGCCAACAATATTTTTATACCGGTTCGCGAACAAGACTATGGTTTGCTGTATATACCAGGCAATTCGCATTACCTCGTTACAAATGACGTGTATCAATATCGCGTTATACTTTACGATAGCGATTATGATTCACACATTGGTAGTTATGTTACATGCAGCGGATATGCTATTGAAGGGTTACCAGTATATCCTGCCAATATCAATGCTGAATCGGGATACGATGTGCGACCTGCTGATTATCCTGGATGGAAGTACTACCGAATTAACATAAAGGGAAGCGGTGGATCACAGAATTCAATTACTTACATATTCTACAATGCATGCGAGTTCAATATGTGTGATTGCACATTCGAGAACATACGCCTTGGTTGGGTGAATAGTCGTAGCGGTTGGGATTATTTTAACTTCAATAAGCGCAGTGAGTTCACAAATGAGATAGAGCGCAAGACATACCGCAAGGTATTGCTCAACAACACACCAACAGTATTTGAACCATTTGACCGTGGTCTGAAGCAACGACAAAACATTGTCAATCGTGTTCTGACTATTAACAGCGACTACATACAAAAGGGCGAATTCGAATTACTGCGTGGATTATTCGTATCGAATCAGGTGCATTGGTTGCAGGATGATGGAACATTCATACCTGTGAACATCGATGACACATCGTATACTGAAAAGAACACAGCTGACGGCAAGCTCTACAATGTGACATTGAAATTAAGAATGGCTAACGAATACTGGACATAACATGAATGGAGAAGTACAATTAATAGTTTCATCGGGTTCAACTGGTTATATCCCATACGGCACATGGGAGACAAATAATATATGGAGTGGGCAAACATCGTGGAATGTAAATGCAGTTGGTGTTGGAGGTAGTGTACCTCCTTATTCTGTCTTTACAGTTGGAACAATACTAAATGGACCAGGCATTGGAGGTAATGTTGAGACTTGCGTAGTAACCTCATTTAACACAATTACAGGTGATATTACTACTGATGTGGGATTAGATTATTCCAATTTAATTCCATCACCAACAAGTATTTTACTTAGCATTGAAACATTTACGGATACCACAAAACAATTATTTCTTGATTTATTCGAGAACGAAAGCATAAGTCAAAATTGGAAGTTCCAAGACCTTAACAACTTCACCTCACAAGGTGCGTTTAGCCGTGAATTTCGCATACCATACACTGACAATAATCAGTTAGCACTTGGCGCATTGTTCGATGTAAACGTAAATGCAGGTGAGCAAAACTACTTTCATTATAAACTACCTGCTGAAATTAGGGTTGATACGCTACCCATTGCATCCGGGTATCTCCGAGTACGTAAGGTATACCGCCAACTGAACAAAATCAACGAGATTGAACTGGCATTCTACGCTGAAACACCTGACCTTGTACGCAACATAGGTGATAAAACATTAGCAGATATTGCAGCACTTGACGAACTGAATGAGCAAATAAATTATGACAATGTAACTACTGGTAATGCTAACCGAATTTGGACTTTATGCGATCGTGGTCAAAGATGGAGTGAAGGTGGTGAGGTAAACACACGCTCGGTAATGAATACATCCTACCCCGTGTATGCATCCGACCTTACACCAGCAATAAGTTGGCGTTGGTTATTCCATAAAATCATAGAGGAAGCAGGATTTGAGTTTGTTGGCAGCACATTGGATAGCATCTTAGGTGATTATTGGATGCCTTGGTGCAATAGTCAATCGTTAAATACCAGTGCAACGGGTAATCAATTTTTATTTACAGCACAGAATTCAGTAGTAGGTGGTTCATTTCCTGGCTTTGTAATACCGATTCCATTTGATACAATATTATTTGATAATAATGGTAACTTTGATAATGTAACGGGAACATATACCGCACCATCTGCTGGACAATTCACTTTCGGTTTTCGATTGGATTGCACAATGGGTGATGAAAACGGAGTGTTTTTGCATGCTAATATTAATGGGGCAGGTTTTGTTGTTGCGCCATTTGCATCGTTTGACTTGCCTATAGGTGTGAATTTAATAAGTTATGTTCAAACATTCACATTAAACCAAGGAGATACAATTCAATTTGGCGTGTCTGGTTTACTTACTGTTGAAATCAATTCAGCATTAAGTCTCATATCTACCAATGTCTATTTCAATGTGGACATGTTGTATGCATTAAACGCACCGAATGCAAAGCAAATAGACTTTATCACGGATGTAATCAAGATGCATAACTGTGCTATTGTGCCGGATAGAGCAATACCGAATCGTGTATACATAGTGCCACAGAACAGCTATTTGGGTAGTGGTGCTACATTGGATTGGACTGGTAAGCTTGATGTATCAAAAGACATCACGTTAAGCAGCACTGTAGATCTTCAAAAGGCAAGGTTCCAATTTACATACAGCGCAGGTGAAGACTATTTAAGCAAGCAGTATCGTAATGTGAACCGCATCTATGGTGACTATGAGGCCATAGGTTACCGCATTAATCCTAATATCGAACCATCTGACTTCGCTATTGGTGACCAAAAAGTACAGCTTGTTACTCAGTCAACACCATGTGGCCCTATCAATGGTACCAATAAAATCATACCTCAGTTTTTAAATGATTCGCAGCAGTTCGTTGCACCGGGCATGAAGTGCTTGTATGAATCAGGCGCAGTTAATATTGTTGTATTTGATGATGGAGGTGCGGGTTCAACGCTAACTGCAATACCTACACTAAACCATTATAGCACCACATACCCATCCATTGATGACTATGATTTGAACTGGTCACCTGAAGTACCACCTTACAATATTACAGGTAGCCCTTACAATAATCTGTTCAACTTGTATTGGCGCAGTTATATGAACTCGCTATATAGCCAAGAGGCACGCATTATGGAAGCCTATTTTGCGCTTGACCTTTCGGACATTTATAGCTTTAAGTTTAGCGATAAGGTATGGATTCAGGATTCATGGTGGCGCATTCTTGAGATTAGCGATTATAAGATTGGTATGTTTGAAAGTACTAAGGTAACGCTGCTCAAGTTTCTTGATGATCAGGAGGACTGCACGGCTACACCTTCAACCGTATCTTACAGCGGTCACGTTCAATTCATCGATGCAGATGGTAATCCAACTGACCCAACGCAGGATTGCTGTACACGTTATGGATATAGTTGGGATGAAACCAATGGTGTATGCTGGGCTAATGTTGCACCTAACGAACGTCCAAGCATTGGCATTAGTGGTAGACCTACCCAACCTGCCACAATACCATCAGCCGTGCAAAATCGCGCTGTGACTAACTCGGTATTGAGTGGTTCGGATATCAATATTGCATTAGGTAATCGCAGTATGCTCGCTGTTGGGAATACTATGGAGTTGACTAAGGATGTGGCAGGAAGTAATCTACTCGGTAAAAATACCTATACCAACCTGCCCGGTATACATATCGGTGGTGGTTGGAAAGATGGTACCAGTGCAAGCAATGAAAAAGGATGGTCACAGCATGGCATAGTTATGCTGCACCGCAAAGAATCATGGCTAACCTCAGGAAGTAACTTTGCTTACTATATCGAAGGCAAGACGGGTGAATATCTTGAACTTGCGAATGACACTGTGTGGAGTGCTTTGCTTAATGTAACGGTAATCGATGCAGGCAATAACTATTACACTGGTCAATTCTCATTTGCTATGCGTAAGGTTGGTGGTGTGGCTTCGGTTAGTGCGTTGACTGCAATCAACCAAATTAATAATACTTCCTACACGTTCACAGTTGGTGTAAATGTTACAGCTAACACTGCACAGCATCGATTATATTTGAATGTAGCGGGTGGTGGTACATTCCCTGCCAACCTAATCACGACAGCATCTATACAATACCAACAAAGCAAAATATCATAATGGATACAATTAAGAACTCAATGCGCTATTTGCAGCTCGGAATTAAGACAAGTGGTAAGCACAACTTACAACTGCGTAAATGGCAACGTGTGCTATGGTATGTTACCCTATACACGTGGCGTTTTGCAATCCTTTTTGGAATATTTTATTTAATCTATAACCTGATATACTAATGGCACAGCCGATTGTTCAAAGTTTTGTAATTGATACCACCGAAAGTGAGCAAAATCTAAAGGAGTTGAACGTTCAAATCAATGCCACATCTACGGCTATTGATAATACTGCGCAGTCCTTTGATAACGTAGCTACTGCTGAAAACGAAGTAGGTGCATCGAGTAAGTCACTGAAGGCGCAACTGCGTGAATTACAGGCACAACTTGCAAAGACGGAACCTGATTCGGCAAAGTACCGCGAACTTGCTGCTGCTGCGGGTGAATTGAAGGATAAGATACAGGATGCTTCACAGGCAGTGGGTACACAAGCAGGTGGTGCATTTGAAAAAGTTGGTGGATCACTTGGACTTGTCACATCGCGTATAGCCAACCTTGACTTTGCAGGTGCTGCGGAAGGTGCAAAATTGCTTGCTAAGAACATCACCGAAATCAAGCCGGGTGATATTGCTAATGGAGTTAAGAGCATTGGAAGTGCATTTGCTTCCATTGGTAAGGCATTGCTTACCAATCCCATTTTCTTATTAGGTGCAGCCATTGCAGGTGCCATAGCGTACAGTGAAGAATTGCTATCACTTGTCGATGGTATTAGCAATGCAGATCAAGAGCGTTTAGCAGCACAAGAAGCAAGTGCTAAAGCTTCAAAAGAGCAATTAGATTCCATCAGCGCACAGGAAAATATTCTGCGTCTTGCTGGTAAGAGCGAACGCGAAATATTGAATCTGAAGATTGCTGCAGCGCAACAGGCGATACTTGACCAAAAGGCGATTATCGCCACACTGGAAATACAAAGGCAGCAGCAGATTGATGCAGCCAAGCGCAATGCTGATATTACAAAAGGTATCCTGCAATTCCTTACCGCACCATTGCAGCTGTTGCTTGGTGCTGTTGATTACATTATCCTTGGCTTGAACAAAGTAGGTGTAATTAGTGATGAGACTTTTGCAAGCATTGGTAGTCTGCGTGAAAACATAAACGAATCTATTACGGGTTTAATCTTTGACCCGGAAGAAGTAGCCAAAGAAGGTGATAAGTCTATTGAAGAAGCGAAGAAGGTACTGCAAGGTTTAGAGAATACACAAGCAGGTTTTCAGCTATCCATCAATCAGATGAATCAGAAGGCTGCAGATGACAAGGCTGCAGCAAGACAAAAGGAAAAAGAGGCACAAGAAAAAGCAATAAAAGATGCAGCTGATGCACAACTTAAAGCTGAACAAGAAGTCAGTGATTTGCTTAACCAGTTGTACGAAGAAAATGTAAAAGAGTTTGAAGATGCGGAAAAAAAGAAAACCGCAGCAGCAGAAGCTGAAGCAGCAAAAAGAAAGAAGGCAGAAGAAGAATATGATGCAGCTATAACCGCATTGCGTGCTGAACAAGATGCTGCTAAATTAACTCAAGATCAAAAGGAAATCATTGCCATTGATAACAAGTATTTAGACTTGCGTGAAAAGGCAATAGCAGCTGGTAAGAGTACTGTAGAAATTGATGCAGCATATAAGGCTGCTTTAGAGCAACAAGAAAAGGATAGTGCCGAAAGAAGAAAAGCTAATGAGTTTGCAGTACAAGATGCAAAGCTACAAGCTACATCAGATGCACTTGGCGCAATCAATGGCTTAGTTGCTGCATTTACAAAAGGTGATAATGCACGTGCAAGAAAAGCCTTTCAAGTACAAAAAGCATTAAGTATAGCACAGGCAACAGTTGATACGTATAAGGGTGCTAACGCCATATTTGCAAATGCTGCATTGAATCCTGAAACAATATTATTCCCTGCGCAACCATTTATTGCTGCGGGTGTTGCTATTGCAGCTGGTCTTGCGAATGTTGCTACTATTGCTCAACAGCAATTTCAAGGTGGAGGTGGTGGTGGTGGAAATACTGAAACAGCACCGCCGTCATTTGGTGGTGGTGGTGGTGCAGAAGGTGGAGTAACTGTGCCACAATTCAACCCACTTGCAGGAATGAACCTTGGTGAACGTCCTGAACAGCTAACACCGCGTGCATTTGTACTTGCCGGTGATGTGGCAAGTCAACAAGAAGTAAGACAGAAGGTGGAAGACTTGAGCAGGATAGGTTAGAAATAAGAACTGCCCACGTTAGGGCAGCCTTATCTATCGAAACCAAAAACTATGATGAAAAATGGATGTCCAAATATATATAACTTTGTAACATGGAAAAGAGAAAAGTCGTAAAATGTGTTATTGATGAGGAAGGTCGCCTGGGTATAACCGCAATGGGCCTTGTAGATGCACCTGCTATCGAAGAGAATTGGATAGCACTTAGCAAAATGCAGATGAGTGCAATGAATGAAGAACGTAGGATGCTGTATGGTCCTGCACTCATACCGGATAAGGAGATACTTCGCTATGATGACAAGGGTGAACCATACTATGTGTTCTTTGAAAAGGCAACTGTGCAGGCTATCGCCCATCAGTTTTTCAAAAAGAATTTGCAACACACTACCAATCTGCAGCATGAAATACCAGTAACAGGTGTAACCGTTGTAGAATCATGGTTGAAAGAAGGTAAATCGGACAAATCGTTGCAGCTCGGATTGCCTGAACTTCCCGATGGTACATGGTTTATTGGCACTAAGGTGGAAGAAGACCACGTGTGGAATGATGTGAAGGATGGTAAGATTAAAGGCTATAGCATTGAAGGATTTTTTAATGAGGTAGGTGTGGCTATGAGTGGTGTCAAGAATTACGAGGCGGAATTGGTGCTGGAGTTAGATCATATACTGAGCAATGCAACCAATAAATAAATAAATGATAAACATCCAAAAGGCACTTGAGGTGCTTGGTCTTCCACAAGAGATGGAAGCGTACAACGGGCAGGTGCAATCACGCATCTACCGCAACATCATTGTATACGAGAATTATGACAGCACATCCGGCACAATGAAGACATACTATACGGTGGAGTTTGCTGAACCTACACCCGTCGCATTTGGTCTTTACCCGTTCAACTTTGCAGCAAACAGCATCTACCACATGGGTTATAGCGTAGTTGGTCAAACCGCAAAAGGCTATACCATAGGCAAAGATGGTAAGTGGGTAACGCATCCATCCAATTCAGGACTTGCAGGGCAAAACGTATACTACGTTGCAGAAGCGTTACATTTCACGCCAACCACCATAGAGCAAACCTATGAGCCGTATGATACGGTGATTAATGGCATTGCATCCGATATGAAAGACCCTGTGATGCGTGTTGGCTATCGCGCCCGTTTGTGGGGTAAGGATACCGCAGGGAACACGGTAATCAAGTGGACAAGCAAGTATGCTATTACACCAAAGAAGCGATTAACACGCAGTGAGTTTTTGACTCTTGTTCCGGGCATGACCATGGATGATGTGATTTGGAAGAATCGCGTGACCTACAACATAGTACCCGTTAAAGGTGAAACGCATATCACATCCATCGCTATGGACATTGATAAACCAAGTGGATCTACATTGAAAAGTACCGTATACATCAATGGTATCGATGCTGATACATTCGACTATAAGAAGCTTATCAATTCATTCGGTAAGACATACGATGGTTACATGTACATGTATCGTCTAATGAACGGCCCTGGTCAAATAACTACGGATAATGTCTATGGCAGCACGCTAAACATACCACTTACACCCGGTACGGATAGCACCATCAATCTGCAAGCGGGTAGCACTAATGTTTACAACATTGCCACCAAGACTTTGACGTATAATCCTGATTTGAGTTATGATGCAAGTGTGATTGCATATATGGAGTTTTTGCCTGCAGGTGGTAAGAATGAGAATTGTGGAAAACAAATAAGCCTTGAGACTGGTATTGAAACTATGTTTTGATACTTTTGGCTTGGTTAATTCGCATAAGTTTGATTTAGGAATCAAGGTGTACAAAAAAGATAGGGCCAAACGTGGCCCTATTCTTTTTTTAACCCTTATATACAATGAACACCTACAAGATACACGCACGGATATACTCCGCAACGTTCATCTTGTTTGCTTTTGCTGCCTTCTTCACGCTCTTGAGTTGTTTGTCTGTTAGTCGCACAGTTGCTTTGTGCGCATAGGGTGTCTTTGTTGCATTCATAAAAGTGAGTAATAATTTATAATGCTAAGATAGAAAGAAAGTTGGATGTAACAAAACTCGGTTTTTGCTACAATACCGAAATATCCAACAATGTCAAACATCAAAGAACAAATCAAATCCGTCTTCTCAAAGTACGGTATTGATCCATCAACTGTTGGTATCAAATTCGAGGAAGAAACAGCTGCTGAAGCCACTACTGTGGAAATTCAGTTTGCTGTGGAAAATACTTTGCAAGATGGTACCATGATTTATTCAACTGCTGATGCATGGGGTATTGGGGTGGACATCTTCACAAAGGATGACCAAGGTAACCCGGTTCCACTTCCGGAAGGCGACTACATGTTGCAAGATGGTAGCACCATTTCAGTTGGTTCTGATGGAAAAGTTGCGGAAATATCCGCTGTTGAATCTGCAACCGAAATGAGCAGCGAAGACCTCGTTGCTGTTATCGGCTCACTCTCTGAACGTATTGCTGCACTTGAAGCTGAAAAGACTGAACTTGCTGCAGCAGTAGAATCTGCTAAGAAAGATGCTGATGCTGTTAAGGCTGAACTTGCTTCGGTTAAGAAAGCACCTGCAGTCCCTTCTGTAAAATCTCAAGAATTTAAAAAGAACAATGCTCCTGTAGTTGCATCGAATGGTAACTCATTCAGCGACTTCATGGCAAGCATTCGTGCTAAACAAGCAAATTAATTCACCTCATATTTTAATTTAAGATGGCAACAACAACTTCACTCACCACCACCTATGCAGGTGAATTAGCTGGTGAAATCGTAAAAAAGGCCTTGATTTCTAACGTATCTACTCAGTATGTTAACTTCAAGCCAAACGTACCTTACAAATCAGTGGCTCGTAAGATTGACGACACTGTAACCTTTGGTGCGCCAACATGTGATTTTACACCAACCGGTACTATCACTTTGACTGAACGTATCTTGACCTTGGAAGAGTTCCAAGTTCAACGCCAAATCTGTAAGAAGGACTTCTTCACAGATTGGTCTACTGCTGATGTAATGTCAGGACGTGTAAATAGCCAAATCCAAGATGCTATCATTGAGCGTTTGGTAAGTGGTATCGCTGCTGCTAACGAAACTATCATGTGGTCAGGTGTAAATGCTACTGCTGGTCAGTACGATGGTTTTGAAACCTTGATTACTGCAGGTGGTTCAGGTGCTGTATCAGCCGGTACAGGTGCATTGACTGCAGCGAACATCCTGACCAACATTTGGGATGTAATCAATACTGCTCCTACAGCTGTTAAAGGTGCTGCTGAGAAGCCAACACTTTTCATGGGTCAGGCTGCTTGGGAAGCATATGTACAAGCTCAAATTGACGGTGGTAACGGATGGTATGCAACTGCAGGTCCTGAAGTAGCTAAGCGTTTCGTAGGCATGTACGACATCGCAGTATGCCCAGGTATGTCTGCAAACACCATCATCTTCGCACAGAAGTCTAACCTGATGCTTGGAACATGGCAGGAAAACCAAATGAACGAAGTGTTCATCTTGGATATGCAGAACTTGGATGGTTCACAGAATGTACGCTACGGTGCTCGATTCTATCTCGGTGCTCAGATTGCTGTTGGTGAAGACATCACCTACTGGAAATAATCTTAACTAATCAAGGGGGTGTAACAGCCCCCTTTTAAAAATCTCTTTAGATATGGCTTGTGATTTAACAAAAGGTTTTACCCTCGGATGCCTCGAAGGTATTGGTGGTGTAAAGGAAATTTTGATTGCTAACTATACTTTAGCGGGTGGTAGTGATTTTTCATCAGGCATCACTTATGGTGGTACCAATGGTGAAGTTGACGGATTGCCTACCGCTACAATTTACCGCTATGTGCCATTCCGCAATTCAGGGTCTTATGTTGAAACAGTACAAAAGAACTTGGAAACTGGAACTTTGTTTTTCTCACAAGAAATTCAATGGACTTTCGGTAAACTTAATCAAGAAATGCGCAATGAATTTTTGAATGTAGCTAAGGCGAAGTTCATCGTATTTGTGCGTACAAATGATGACCAAATATTGCTTGTTGGTGCCGGTGAAGGTGCGCAGCTTACTGCTGGTACTGTTCAATCAGGTGCGCAAAAGGCAGATTTGATGGGTTACCAAGTGACTGCTATTGCAGAAGAACTGCAACCTGCTGTTCATCTTGAACCATTTACATCGGTACCTTTCGATAACTTCGCAGGTATCACTGTAAGCCCTGCTTACTAAGCTTTGTTTTCCGTTTTGTGTCTGTTGTATTGTGTGAAAAGGGGCAGGTGTTATAACTTGCCCTTTTTAATATTAAGCAAATGATCTACCTATTTACTGACACACCAAATCAAATAGTGTTCTTGTCACTTGATGAGGCAAGGCAGTACTATGCAACAGCATTTACGGACTATTTAATCGTGTTAACACACGAAGAAAACAGCACAACGGGTAATGACCTTGCACAGGTTGTTAATGTCATGAGTGAAACTGTGCGTGTTACCCAGTTCACAATGTCAACAGTTGGCCTTACATTAGCAGGCAGATACCGCTATGAGGTGTACGGACAAAATTCTTCTACTAATACTGACCCGACAAATCCTGTTGTTGTTGGTTTATGCCAGCGTGGTTATGCTGTCTTAACTTCCAACACTTCATGGTTTGATGTACCAACGGATACCATACCAAACGACATCATATATGAGCCTTAATGAATCAAATATTGTATCGCTAAAGCTATCAGAATACGTAGCTAAAAGTGATGCTGAAAAAGTTGACCGCAAAGGATGGGTTAACTATGGTGCGCAGAATGACTTTCCACAATACCTGCGTGACCTTTCTCATGAATCACCCGTGCATGGTTCATTGGTGGTGGCTATTGGTGATATGATAGCAGGCAAGGGTATTCAGTCTGAACAATACCAGGCTGAACTTGATGCACTGGACATCGATACTTTGACTTATGCGTGTGCGCATGACTTAAAGTTGTTTGGTGGTTTCTTTATTGAAGTAATTTGGAGCAACGATAGAACGGTTATATCAAAGCTAAATGCATTGCCATTTGAAGAGTGCCGTATTGCGGTGAATCAGGATGATGAAGAAGAGATTGGTATATTCCACAGTTATGATTGGAACAATACCCGGAAAAAGAAGAACACACCTGAGTTCATTCCCAAATATAACTACCTCACACGCACGGAAGAACCGCGCCAAATCTATTGGTGTTTTACCTATACGGGTAGCGATGTATACCCACGCCCTGACTATTGGAGTGCGATCAACTACATCGAATTAGATAAGCAAATATCTATCTTCCATATCAACCAAATCAGTAACGGTCTTTTTCCATCTACCATCATTAACTTCTACAACGGGCAAGCAACGCCTGAACAGAAGCAGCAAATGATGATGGATTGGGAAAATAAGATGAGTGGCGCACGTAATGCAGGAAAGGTTGTTATGTTCTTCAATGAACGTGATCAACCAAAAACCGAAATCACTCCATTCCCTGTTAATGATGCAGACAAGCAATATCAACTAATGAATGATACGGCACAGCAGAAGATTATAACTGCGCATCGCGTGACCACACCACTGCTATTCGGTATTCGTGAAGCTTCAGGATTCGGAAGCAACAAGGATGAAATGGCTGTTGGTCTTGAGATATTCAATAAGCAGGTCATTCAGCCATATCAGGAAAAGATAAACCAAAGTATCACTGAACTATTGAGCAATCAAATGCCAGGTGTTAGCTTTGAGATTGTACCCAATACACCGCTTACCGCACAGCAGGAAGCAGTAGCAGTAGACACTACAGCAACAGGCACTGCAGATGTAGCGGCAACAGCGTTGAATGGTGCGCAGATTAGTTCACTTGTGGACATTGTTATGCAAAGTGCTGCGGGTGCAGTACCTGTTAGCAGTGCAAAGGCTATCGTTGGTGCAGCCTTCCCAACATTACCACCTGCACTTGTTGATGCCATTTTTGTGGATGTTAATCCGGGTACACTTCAGCCTTCGCAGGTCATTCAATCCGCAGTTGAGTTAAAAAAAAAAGTAGATGATAGCGAAGTGGCAAGTGCATTAATTGCACTCGGTGAAGATGGAAGTGAGGATTGGATATTGATTGATGCCTACAATGCGGATGAAGAAATACAGCACGAATTCGCAGTGCGTACAGGAGCTGCAAGACCAGCTGCTAAGAGTGAGCAGGATGCCATTATTGATGGTAAGTATTTTATCACTCGTTATGTTTACGCAGGTGACTTTAGGCATGATAATATGCGCCC